CAGACAAAAAAAACATACGAACAGATGACTATGGATGAACTCCTAACTCATTTTTTTAACCACAATGATGGTGATGAAGATTACCAATATGAGTTGTATAGAGAAAGACAACTTGAAGCAGAACAAGAAGCATACGAACAACACTTAGCAGACAGATACTAATATGGCACAGAATAAAGAAAGACAAATCGCAACACAATCATCACTCAAGTTTGTAAATGATTGGGCAATCTCATGTAATCAATGTTTAACACTTAAAGAGATAATCTCTATTACCAATGTAGTTGTTGACTATGTTGAAAATGGTTATTCAAAAGAAATAGGTGATAGGTTGACTACCATTGATAATTACCTTAAGAACGAAAAGTAATACTTATTGGTATGAAAGATGAAAAAATTGAATATTTCACAAAGAAATTAAACTCTTTGAGAATTAAACAGGCAACATTTACATCATCAGGTTACAAGATTCCTATGTATCTTGAAAGGGATATTAGATTGGTGGAAATTGCGTTAAAGAACCTTAACAAAGGTAATTAACCTTTTGGAACTCCTGGTGAATTGTTGGCACTTGAGTACCAAGTTGGAAACCCTGAACCAGCACATAAAGGTCCAAGAGCGTTAAAACTACCGTTCCAACAATTTCTACTATATGAAAACCCCGCACCTGGTAATGATATGTTTGCCTTAAACGCAGAATCAGTTTCAGGTGGTAATTGACCATCATTAAGATTTCCACTAAAGTATTGTGGATACCAACCCGAGCGGAACAATAGATGTCTTCTTAATAGATTGTCCTGGAATTCGCTTTGATTTTTTGCGTTGTTCTTAAGATATTGTAATGTCTTTAAGTCCACAGGTGAACCTTGTTCGTTTCTGTTTTGAACCAAACCAATATTCATAAACTTAACCCAAAAGTTATCAAGAGCCAAGTAGTAACTCCAAGCAATTAAAGTAGGTTGAATAAAGTTGTCTAATAAAGCCTTATATCTATAAAGTGCTGGGTCAGTGTTGATTGTATTATCATCAACAACTTGTAAAAGATATTCATACAAGTTTGTTCCAAGTGTTTCTTGTAACTGAATTGCTTGTGCTTGTTGTATTGCAAACCTCAATTCACTTGAATCTACATTATCTGTGATAGGTGTGTTATCTTTCAGCTTGGTTTCTGATATGAATAAAACATTGTATGCCATATTATATGATGTTATTTTGAGTTATGGTTAAGTCAATCTCTTGACCTGGATATATCAATTCCAAAATAGGTTTTAACTCTCTATTCATGAATTTCTGTAATGGATAAATACTTGTTGATAAGAACAACTTGAAACCTGTTTCTAACTGTTCTGCTGATGAACTGAAACCTGTTCTTTGTGGGAGCCCAATAATAGAAGCATCAGGGATATTATGACCACATAAGATTTGGTGTTGTACCAACTCAAATATAGATGAGAAATAACCATCTTCTACATTTGTCTGTATCTGTGTAATATCAGGTTTTTGTCCTTCTTCACCATAAGATATGATTACTCTGTTGGCATTGTCTGCTCCCATGTATCTATCTTCAATCTTTCTTAATATTGTGTTCTGTTCGTATTCTGAATCAGGTGCTGGTTGATTAAAGTGAACCCACATACCCATAGAACACCCGTTAATGATGTTGGCAAGGTTATACACAGTAATCTCGTGGTTTAACTTAATATCATTGATACAAGCAAGATATGATGGAACACCATAGAACTCACTTTGAGGACCATAAGAACGGATATGAATAACTTGTCTATTGGTAAAGTTGGCAGGGTCAAACTCACTGAACTCAATAATCTTTGAACCTTTTCTCCAATTAGCCCAATCCCTTGAATAAAGATACTTTGTGGCTGGTTCACCTACATATTCAGGTTTATGAACTCTCATATACTTTGATGGAATAACATGGAAACCTGCAAGTCCTTCACTCCTGTCTTTTCTCCATACAACCTCCAAGAACAAATTACCTGTTACAATCAACTCAAAGAACATCTGTTTAGCAACATCATTGATGTATTGTTTGGAGTTAATCTTGTAGTCATTGATGTATCCTGAACCAACAGAATTATCTACCCTTGCTCTAACAGCAGAGTTGTGAATTGGTGATGCGTCCAATAACATATATAACTCATTTGGAAATAAGTTATCCACACCCCAAGATACAAAAGGTGTATTCTTTGATACAACCTCTTGAAATGATGTGATGGTGTTTACACCAAAGTTTAGTTTTTCAATATTTATCATCCTTCGTATATTTTATAAATATCACTTGTTCCAGAGTAAGTGATAGGTTGAGTGCTGGCTGAATAGTTTACTTGAGCAATTGTCTCATAAACTACATCATAGGCAAGATTGGGGTTTGTATTTCCTGATAGGGCTGTGGATTGTTCCCATACCTTAACATAATACTCACCCTCAATTAAGTGAACATTTGTTTGTCCTGTTGTTGTTGCCCCAGTCAAGAATGCTTCAGGTTGACTTGGGTCTATTGTAATTGAAAACAAATCATAACCAGGTGAGTATCCTACACTTGGTGGTATTCTGTATGGGACTAAACGCCAAACCTCTTGAGAAAGTTTGTGCTTGAAACTGAACAAATAACAAACAGAACCAGTCAAGTTTTTATTCCTTGAACAAGTTGCGTTTGCGTTGTTATATCCTTCGTTTAGTATAATCATTTTTTTTATGAGAATGCTTTTTGTATATTTCCGTATAATACTCCACCAATTACCACAAAAGTAAGTATATCTTCTGCGTTAGGTGTGGTTGATAATACAGGAATTACGCCATTAGGCCATTTGATTAGAACGCTCCAACCTGCTGTATAATTACCGACTGCTGGTTGTTTAATTTTTAAGATATAAGTAGCACCATCACGAATAGTTGAACTTGCGAATGAAATTGCTGATGTAGCACTTAAAGTGAAGTATTGGGTATTACCTTGATTACAATCAATATTTATAGTTCCACCGATAGTTCCTAAATTAGCAATTCCTCCGTATACCTGTCTATAAACTTTTAAGTTTTCAACATAAGTAGTATCATTTAATAATGGTCCTGTAGAATTAGATATACCAATTAAAGTCGCTCCACTTGTAGTTCCAGTAATAATATTACCTCCACCACCTATAATCATATTATTACTACCATCAGCAAGAATAACTTGATTATTACCACCAATAATAGTATTACCAGTAAAGTTTGTTACCCCTGAAAATCCTATTTTAGAATTGTTGGAAAATATGTTATTATATGTTCCACCATTACTATACAATACTGAATTATAGAAAAAATTAGCAATCAAATTATTTGTTCCTAAAATAGTAGAATATGCCCCTAAATTATGTTCGTTTCCATTACCAAGTGTAATACTGAAACCACCACCTGCTCTACTTGTAGTGCCACCTAATACAATACCATTATTAGATGATGCTGTCTCGTGTCCTATCGCTATAGAATTATCACCCGAAATATAAGCACCACTACCAATTGCTATTAGTTTTCCTGCTCCAAGTCCAGGGTGTCTCCCAATAGAAACAGCACCAGCGGATATAGCCACATTATACCCATTACCAATACTAACCGCATCATCACCATTTGTCGCAGCATTTCCACCAATAGCGACACTATTACTTCCAAATGCTTTTGATTTTACACCGATTGATACACTATCTGTTCCAACAGAGGTTAAACCACTACAACCAATCATAGTCGCTCCACTTGTAGTTCCTGTGATGTAATTACCCATACCACCAAATATGTTATTATATCCAATAGTAGAATTATCACCATTTATTACTGAAAAAGATGCTATGATATTATTATATGGACCTGGATTAAAGTTTGGAGCATCTCCAACTTTATTTCCATATCCCATTATTGAACTATAACCAGCACCCAAGTTTCTTTCATTACTATTTCCTATTACTATAGAGTGAAGACCTGTTGCTCTTGATACATTACCACCTAAAACAATACCACCATTATATGCTGCGGTTTCGCGTCCTATTGATATACTATCACTTCCAGAAACAAACGCAGCATTACCAATAGCGATTACATAATTACCTGCGACTTGTCCGTGTTTTCCAATATTGATACTTCCTGTTCCTAAATTATTACCTGTTATATCACCAATAGAAACACTATCATCTCCCGCTGCTGAACTACCTTTACCAAGAGCGATTGCTCTTGTTCCAGTAGAACCTGTTGAGTTTATTGTTCTATAACTATCAGTTCCTGTTCCAGGTATAAGTTGTGATGAATACCCACTATACTTAAAGGTTTCTGTATTACCGCTGTTATTCATTACGAACCAACGGGGGTCAGAGGTATCACCTGTATATGTTGGTAAGGCGGAAATTTTTACATTTGCCATCGTTTTTTATTTGTTTTTTTAATGTTCTATGTTTATGTTGTCTCCGTTTTCTGCTTGTAAGAAGTCAGCGTTTTCGGCTTGTAGTTTATATCCAGCAGGTTCTGTTCCTGTTGGAGTAGGCGTTGGAGTTCCTGTTAATGTAGGTGTCGGTGTTGATGTAACACTTGGTGTAGGTATTGGACTACTTGTATTAGTTGGGGTAACACTTGGAGTATTTGTAGGTGTAACCGTAGGAGTTGTAGTAGTTGTCGGCGTTGGTGTTCCTGTCTTTGTAGGCGTAGGTGTAAGTGTTGATGTAACACTTGGTGTAAGTGTTGATGTAACACTTGGTGTAGGCGTAGGTGTAAGTGTTGATGTAACACTTGGTGTAGGCGTAGGTGTTAAAGTCCTTGTTGGGGTAATTGAAGGGGTAGGTGTAGGTGTTACAGGTACAGGAGTAGGCGTTGGAGTAGGTCCAATATCCTGTGTAAAGAAAGTAACAATATCATCTATGGCTCTTTGTTCACCAAGATAATCACTAAACTTTTTTCTATAAAATACCTTACTCATTTAAGTTGTTTTCCAATTTCTTTATATATTCATTAACATCAACATTACAATCAGTATCAAAGGTATATTCCTTGATTCTAACCACTCTATTTTTGTCTTTACTCCATATTACCTCAAAGGTTATTAAACAGGTTTCCAAATCCAATTTAACACTCTTTATTTTGTATTCCTCAAAGTATAACCCATCAACAAACATTATGGTTCTGGTTGTGGTGGTTGGCACCAATCAATTAAAGCCATTGACTTTATCCACTCATGTTCAGGGTAAATTGAAGAACTCACTTCTTCAGTTGATATAATCCAATTATCATCACAATCTTGGACTGGATAAAAATACCAATCAGGTTGAACTAATTGTCCAACCAAACTATTCTTTTCATCTATTGTTAATAATACTACTTTCATCTTAATATTCGTTTCTACCCAATGAGGTTTGATATGTGTTTATTATTGTTGATAATGTAGCCTGTTGTGCTGGTGTTAATACACTTGAAATAAAGGCAAATGATTCAGTACCATTGTAGTAGAAACCATCATCTCTCTTAAACAATAACATACTACCTGAAACACCATTTACTGGTTTTGTAACAGGAGTTGTAGAATATGCTGTTGAACCATTAACCAATACTCTGTTTAATGATGTTCCTGTTGATGAACAAACATATAATCCTTTTGGTGTTGAAGATATACTAACTCTACCATAATCAGCAGATACACCATAATCCATGTTGAAACCATTATTGGCTCCATAAATCATTACTCTACCAGTTCCACCAAAAAAACCATAAGGTCCTGAACCCATAGGACATCTTGTACTACCATCAAATGCGGTATTACAATACACACCAAATGAACCATCTGTAAAGTATGATAAATTACTACCTGAATAAATAAATCCAGTATCACCATAACCATTTGTTCCATTACTTGTAGCACCTGTTACAGTGAAACTCATACCCCCGTTCCAAGTAATATCATAAGTTCCAAGATTAACAGCGTTTAATTTAGCAGAGTTAGCCACACCACCTAATAATGGATACATTGCAACCATTTTACTATAAAGTCCATTACTAACAAGTGATGTGAATAATGTTACAGTTGCTGCTGATATTGTTGATGTTAAACCTGTTCCACCATTTGATGTAACTGCTGCCAAGTAAGTATTCGCTTCAGTTGTTCCTGATGCGGGTCTTGATGGAGTTACTGTTTGTGTAGGTGTGATTGTAGGTGTTGTTGTAACCTGTGGAGTTCCACTTGGAGTGGTTGTAGGTGTACTTGTAACCTGTGGTGTCCCTGATTGTGTCTGTGTTGGTGTAACAGTAGGACTGGCTGTAATACTTGGAGTAGGCGTTGGAGTTGTTGGAACACTTGATGATGTTTCTGGAACATTCATAATAAATCCACCAACCCAAACATTACCAGGTTGTCTTGAACCCGGTGGATACATCATATCATTGATTTTCGGTTGTCTTCTTGGTGCTTGGTATGGTCGTAATCTCATCTTTGATAAATATAATCGGCTTTAAGATATAAGGGGAGCATTTAACTCCCCTATATATATCTTGTGTTTTTTTATGATTGGAATGTGAAACCACCCGCAGTAAATACCGCTGCGATGGTTGTAGTAACATCAACCTCTCTGATTGAGGTAGGTTCACCACCTGTCATTGTAAGAGCGGTTGCTCCGTTCAAGTCGGTATAACTTTGTCCTGAGTTCAATGAACCAGCAGTAACTAAACCACCATTATCCAAGAATACTAACCAGTATCTGTTGTTGTTATCTTCAATCAAAGCGTAGATTTCATTTTGTGATACTAAATCTACGAAAGTATCTCTTAAAGTTGTGTTTAACTTTGGTAGGTTTACCACAATTTCAGGTTGGAAAGTTACTGATTGAGATGTAGTGTTTACACCTAAAGTTTCACTTAAAGAACCTGATTGTTTTGGTAACTCAAACTTGAACCAAGTACCTGTTCCACCGATTGCTGTAACCTGTGAAGCAGTAACAGTGTAACCAGTGATAGTATTACCTGAACCACCTAACACCCACATTGTTTTGATACCACCTGTTGAAGATGTTCTACAATCCAATGTATAACCTGTGCTAATATAACATGCTGCCATAATTTCTATTTCTTTTTAAGTTAATAGTTTATGCACCAGTTTTACAAACACAGAAAGATGCTACATCAAATACTCCTAATCCGTAAGTAACTCCTGCTTGAATTTTCACGATATTTTCAAACGGGTCGTAGATTGAACGAACAGTCATTATTTCCGCGTTCATACCAACCATGTAGTAAGAAGCAGGACCTGCGTAGTATGCATTGATACCATCTAATCCAACTGTAGGTACAACCTTAACATTTGTTCCTGGTAACATCAATGACCACTCTTCACCTTGAGCAGCACCTGCTGAATCTAAAGTAAACAAGTTTACAAAAGATGAGTTTCTCATAGAAGCAACTAAACCTCTATAGTTCGCGTAAGATGTGTAGATAACCAAGTCATCCAAGTGTAATACATTTGATGGGATGTTTTCATAGATTGCTGTGAATACATCAAGACCATTTGCTGATGTTGCTGCTGAATAAGCGATTTGAGTAGCACCATTACCTGATGTAATCAACGCTCCAACTCCGTTGAAACATGCGTTTCCGTAAGTTCCACCTGAAGCAACCTTGTTGTTCCAAAGTTGTTTTTCAACTTGGTTAGCAATTCTGTTAGAAATATCTGTTAAGATAACCTCTTCAAACGGCACCTCAGTTTGAAAGTTTGCA